GGAGGTTTTACTGGGGCGTTACCAAAACCAACAATCATTACTTCCTCTTCGAAAGCTCTGTCTGATGATTCTTCCTCGTATATTTCAGCATGCTCGTTATCATAACGGTCATACTCCATTCCGAACAAGGCGTTCAAACCTGGCTCTAACTCTTTTGCTAATTGTGCTCTATTTATTGCCATGATTTACTCCTTATACACCTGCTGTTTGTTCATAAGCATGCTCGTTTATTTTAACGATCACATTTACATTTGCCGAACCAAGTTCGTTATTTTCTGAATCTTTTGAAATGCCTACTATTCTATAGTTTGCAGTAGCAGATCCAGAAGAACTTGCTACTTCAGCTTTCGATTGTCCACTTAATGTGGAACCAGCTGTGTATGCTATATCTACGTTAGCTCCAATATCAGTTCTAGCTAGAGAACCTGTACATTGAACCTCGTATAGATTTAATGGGTTATCCTCAACAAAGGCTACAATATCTCCTGTGGCTGTTTGGGCCGCAGGGAAATGAGCAGAGAATTCTACTTCTTTGCTACTTGAATTAACGAATTTACATCCTCTGAAAATTCCTAAGATTTTTGTGTCGCCAGCGGCATCGGCTACGTCGATGAAACCACCAGTTAACAACTTCACTGGATCTCCAGAAAATATACCTTGGGTTGAACCTGACTCGATGTTGTATTCATGCACAGAATTATTCTGTCCACCACTACCCAGCGATCCTACAAGTTTAAACCCAAAAGGGGCATCTGAATTTGCCATAATAATTACCTCTTAAAGTTAATTTATTTTCTTTTACCGCCTCCAAATGTAACATTAGAAGTTCTCCTTGGAGACATAATTGGAGAACGAGCATCGGATTCTTTCATGAGGTCGTTATCTACCGCTTGTTGAGCTGACTCAGTTCTATTCTGGTAGTAGGCGTTACGTTCGTTTCTTGTTTCCTCTGGAATCTTAGCTAGTAATAAACCACCAACACTAACTACTCCTGCATGTCTACCGTCTTGAATTGATGGTAAATCAAAATCTCCTATCTCATCAGAACGCACAAGTTCGAAACCTTCGCGCATTCTAGACATGACATTTTTTTTATCATCTTCATTCAAAACCTCGGCTCTAATCCAGCGATATACATATCCTGGAGGACTAGGTGGGGTTTCTAACATACTTGGGGGTGCCCAAGGTTTGCGTGCAGCACTAGCTTCACGAGTATCAGCAGAGTGGGAAGCTCTGTTACTTATAAATTTCCCTTCTTTATCTCTTTCCATCATTTACCTTTTTACAAATTTTGCGTACTCATTAAGAGGTACGTTAAGTTTTTTAGCCATCTGTACTTCTGATGGTGTCAGTCTAACTTGTTTTTTTCCACTAGTATTTGTATCTACCCTACCTGCTGAAGCAACACGTTGCTGTGGCTTTTTTGGTGATTCGAACTTATGTGGAAACTCACTCCTTATTCTTTTATCAACCTCAGTATAATACTCATCTGAGCTAGGATCAAATCCTTCATTTTCCACAAGATTACGATGAATATTAAAAGCTGTTAATGTCATGCTTTCATCCTCACCAAACCAAGTGTTTTTATCAGCCCAATCTTGAGCCTTCGGATCAGGTTGTGCTATAGGTTGTGGCGCTACAGGTGCCTGTTCTGTCTGTTCTTGGTTAGCAACAGCCTCTTGTTGTATCTGCGATTGTTTAACACGGCTTTCTTCAACCGCTATCTTTGCTAAAACATCTTGGGCTTGAGCTACTTTGTCATAGTCTTGCGCTTCATGTGCAGCTTTTAGAGCTGCGGTAGCTTGTGACCTTTGTGATTTTAGTCGGTTTTCAGCTTCTGTTAAGTAGGATCTATCTAAAGTGTTACTGCGCACAGATAACTGTTTGTTCTGCTCTTGCAGCTGTTGTGCATAAGTAAGCGCTGATTCTTTAGCACGCTCCTCTTCGCGCAATCTTCTTGTGAGACTAGAAATTCTTTTTTGCACACGCTCAGAATAATCTTCTAACTCTTCAGGGTTTTCTTCTTCTTTTTCTACAGGCTCTTCAGCTTGTGCTTCTACTTCAGGCTCACTTACTTCCTGCGACTCGGTTTGAGGCTCTTCAACTTCTACTATTTGACCTTCCTCAATATTTTCTTCGTTTTTTGCTTCTTCAGCCATTTTTACTCCTATACTGCAACGATATCGGTTGGATCATGTATGGTAGCAATCACTTCATCATCGTTGATAATTCTGCACTCGGCATCATCACCTAACTTGAATCGTGCGCCAGCGTACCGACCAATCAATACCCATTGTTTTTCCTGACACCAGGATTCTCCTTCAAACTTTTTGTCTTTGTAACAACTAGGACCCATGCGTACCACATAAGCGCACACCGTTGCTAAACTTTCTCGATCTACATGTGATTGTATTAGATGAATACCACCGCTAGTAACGCCTTTGCCTTGAAAAGGTAAAATCAAAATGCGCCATCCTGTAGGCTGAGGCATGCGCTCTATTATGGATTTATCTAATAATGTGGGATCTAAAACTCTAGAAGTTTCTGGGACATAAGCCTCATCCACTTTTTCTCCAGTTTCTTTATTTTGTGCTTCGACTTGTTTTGCAACGTGGTCAGGTACTATCACCTTGTTCGTCGTTTTCGTCATCTTCAATAACTTTTCCTAGCAGCTCTCTAAGTTCCATTTCTAAGTCGACTAGAGAGCTGTAGCGTCCACGTAGAAATTCATATTGGTTGATGTCTTTTACACCAGCCAATATTGTATCTGTAACATCTTGTTTACGTTCTTCAAGATGTCTAACCAATTTATCTCGTAACCAAATAACAGACAATTAGTATACTCCAGAGAATTTGGTACCTGACTCTGCAATACCAACGCCTCTGGACTTACCTTTACCCATACCAGGTTGCGGATTCACATTTGCATCAAAACTTTCTTTTTTGCTGTACGGCACATTACCTTTGTTGGAATAACCGTTTTTATTATCCAAAACTTTAGGTTGTGGAAGGTTTTCTGCTTTAGTTCTTTTAATCATGTTTGTAATATTACACTAATTATTGCGTTTGTTAATCATATCTTGCAATTTTAGTTGACGCTGTTGTTCTAATCTTGCTCTTGCAGTAGCGTCACGCATATCTGCAATATCTTCTTGCGACTCTATACGTTCACGGTCAATCTCATCTCGACGTACTGCGTCTTGACGTTTGCGCTCCTCTTCTGCTAAAAACTGCTGTTGATTTAGGCTAAGCTCTTGTCCCCGTAATGCAAGTTCTTGTTTTCTGATTGTTACGACAGGATCTTCATCAGATGGGGCGCTGATTCGAGATGTATAATCAGCAACTAATTCCGATAGAATTGGCGAACTGAATTGTGCCAGAAGATCAGCACCTTGTTGAATTACAACATCAGACTCACCAGCTGGAAGCTGTTGTGCTTGCACATTGAGTTGATCGTATTGTGCTTTTACTTCTGGTGGCATTTGCGCTAATCCAAGATTCTCTGCTTTCATTTGTAAATGTTGCATAATGTGTGCATGAATCAAAGCTTGCACTTGCGCATTGGATTGCACTGGTGGGGTATTCAGTAAACTCATGTGTGATGCAATATGGGCATCGTGGTTTTGTTGGGGGAAAGCTTGTGCTGGCTGACCCATCAAAAGCATGTTGTTTTCATTACCTGCTTCCATAGGTTTTGGCTCATTTGATGGTGGCGCTACCAATAACTGATCAATATTATCCATACCCAGAGCGGAATACATCCTACGATAGGCTTCGTAAATACCGCCTGCCCCATGTATGCTTGGATTTGATTGCACAAGTTGCATCATTTCTTGTGCCATAGTAATTCTTTGGGTAGTTGAAAAAATATCAGGATTAGAGACTGGAATTACATCGACACGATCATCAAAATCTTGCGCTTTTACTAGGAGATTGCCATCAGCCGTCATGTAGGGATATTCAGGGGGCAAGCTATCTGCGAATATTTTAGATAATAATTTAAATTCTTTTTTCTGACCAGCGTGTAGTCTTTTGTGTATAGCTGATAAAACCTTGGTTGATCTTTCTAATAGAGCTAAAGTTGTGCCCACTGGTGCTTGCGTGTTACCCGCGCCAGTATTAATTTCTGCAATCGAAGCAAACCTTTGGCCAGAATCTACCAACAAACCTAAAAGGCTTAACAAAGTACCACTTGGCTCTTTGAAAGGAAGCGGTTGGATGCTATCGGCTAAAGAGCCACCAGGGGCATCCACATCTCTAAACTCTCCAGGCTGTATAGGGGTGTCTTCGTCCCTAATTCTAATACCTCTCGTCTTGAAACCCGCAGGTAGGTTAGCGAGGGTACCTGCATCTATCAACTGCCTTAATATCGACGTGGACGCCTTTGATAGACCACCAATCATGTGTGTTAAGCCAAATCCATAAAAACCCAAACCTGGTAAAAATTTAAAATGTACAAAATATTCTATTTTATTGCGCAAAGGATCGTTATTATTGAAATTTCTACGAATAGATAGTATTTGTTGGGAACCACCATCAAGGGTGACGATATAAGGTAATTTAACGCCTGTTTTTTCCCCTTCAGCTGAGACATCTTCAAAGCCAGGCAGATCTAAGTTGCAATGCACTTCGTACAACAAAGAGACCTCCCCATTATCATAACCTTGCTCCATGCCCGTAAGTTTTTCTATTTCTTCTTCAATACCAGAGTATTGTGGGCTATCGACACCGTAATCGACTTTAATATCTCGATAAAAGCCCAAAGCTTGAAGTTTTTTAACTTCATTCTCAGGCATCTTGACAACATTTGTTATGCGAGGGCAGGACTCAAGATCAGTAGTGTAGTACGGAACAATTAAATCTTCAGGAGCAATAAACTTACTAACAGCTCGGCCTAGCGTTTCGTCGTAATATATTTTCTTAAAAGCAGAGCCTGCTAGAGGTAGATAAAACAACATCTGGTCGAGCTCTTCATCGTACTCTTCCATAACATGTACGATTTGGTAGTTCATAAATTCACGCACCCTTTGTGCTTGCATTTCGATATTTGAATCGTATTGTCCAATCACTTGAGTTTTGACGGGACCGCCTGCTGGGAATAATTCTTTGTAAGCTTGTGCTTGAAACTGGGTGACAGCCTCACCTAAAAGTGGATGCACAACACCCGATGCCCCCTCAAAAGGCTCGGAGCGTTCTTCATCAAACTTCATGCCGAGGTATTTTAAACCGTCCATATAAGTCTTTTCCCAATCTTTACGTGAACTTTTGTCTTTCTCGATCCCTGCAAATAATTCATTAGCGATGCCACCAAGCACATCGTCTTCTAAAACTTCGGCCAGATTACCATCAAACGGCACGGCTTCGGGCGCTTCATCTTGGCCTCCTAAAACTGCACTCCCATCTTCTTGTATTTCGAAATCACCTTCTTCAGCAAGACCTAAGAGTTCCACTAAAGCTTCTTCTTGTTCATCGACAAGCTTGGTTTTAGTTTGATCCTCTGGGGGTGGTGGTGGTGTTTGTCGCTCTATAGCCATTTAGTAATATATTCTCCTGCTTGGTATTTTGTCCTCGTCCTCGTAATCGTCTCCCAAAGATACTAAACCACCCTCACGGAAACGCATCAAGGCTTGGGTCATTGTATCACACAAATCATCATGTGCACCAAAGGGAAAAGAGGCACATTCTTCAATCATTTCTTCAGCGAAGTCACGACTAGGGGCATAGACCAAACCAGATTCAAAGATTGGTGCCACTGAGTGCATACGAGCATGTTTATCGTGCCCGCGTGAAGGCGAATAATTAACTACAGGTATGCCCATGCGGCGGAGCTCATGCGTTAAAGGTGTACCCGAAGCTTTAGCTTCGATTAAAATCATATCAGGATTCCAGTAATTGTATTCTTGCTGAGCTAAGTTCTTTAGTTCAGGAAAATCCCAACGTCCTTTTTGACAATCCAACAAGATTAAAGAATCAGGGCTGTCTTCACTTGGACGAAATACGCCCCAAGTCGAAATCGCACTGTAGTCGGCGGTGGTCTTTTTCGAGTAAGCGGTATCGTAAGATTGAATAATGTAACTTACTTGGGGTAAAACTTCGTGGTCCCAACTACGCCACCAATCTCGCTTGATAATCGAACCCTCTTCAGCGGTTGGTGTTTGCATCCATTGGGCGTTCCACTTTATTGCTGGTAATGACGCTTTTACTTTGAGCAACTCATCCAAAGACCAGTATTCAGGCCAA